TTCAACTCTTAGTATTTAGCAGAACACACATTGGCAAGGTCTGTGTTTTGGTCAGCTATTGCAAACTGCTTTGCTAAATAATAGGCTCCTGAAATTGCCGTATTTTCGTCAACTTCAAGGGTTTGAGTTAAGGCTGTAATTTTTGCAGGGATGGGAGCATACTTTATCCTGATTACTCCCTCGTAGGAGAATAGGACATATATCTCTTTATTGCCCTCCCACCTGTGATTGTTCGCTTCGGAATACTGCCATTCAGGGAATTCATCAATTACCTGCGTCTTATTTATAAAGTCTACAGGCATATCAATTTTGTACCACGCTTTGAAGTCAGGAACCTTGTCAGCAGTAGGGTATTTATTTGGGTTTATGGTACGGTTATTGTGGCGATAATAATAATTCCCTGAGAATCTCAACCGTATAGCGTTTGAAGGGCTTGTGGGGCTTATGGTGCCTTTGCAGTAAACAAAGGATGAATTACTCACTACCACGTTAATAATACCTGTAAATGGTGTTGGTACGGTCTTATCTATAATGAGTGAGCCAGTTACAGCTTGCCATGTTCCGTTAACTGATTCTTCAACATAAACAGTGGCGTTTGCATCTACACCAAAGAAGAAACAATTACCGCCTTGGCTTGATTCATAAGTTTGGTCAGTGCCGGTATGCTCAACCGCTTGAAATTGGTCTAATTCGCCCAGGAGATTCTTTTTACGGAAGCATGATATTTCAAAGGTTTTGGGTTCCATTCCATTTTTAGAAATTTCGTGCTGCCACATATCAAGAAGGTAAGGCGCACGGTTCTTGTATTCTCTGGACTGGGTATCTGACACTACACCTGTATCTGTGAGATCATCAATTATTACGATTGACATGTCAAAAATCTCTGTACCGGTATACATAAATCATCCCTCCTTTGGGTGGGATTTTCGGTAATGTGCCATAAGAAGTCCGCTGTTGTCAGTTTCAAAATCACACTTTTTACAATGCATAAATTTTATCTCTGCTTTGGGTTGTACTGCTTTCTCAGGTAGGGCATTTTCTGTTTCTTCATTTTTAATCCACCATTTGTGTTTCTTCATAAACTGTATGATTTTAGGGTCGTCTGTCTCAAATTCCCCTTTGTTGTCAAAACAAAAAACCTCTTTGCCTTTTTCATAATCAATGAGGTGGCATTGAGGTTCACCAAAATATTTCATCTTTAACACCTACTTTGATATAAAATATTGTGCATTTACGCATTTCTCGTTTCTTTTGCGTTCTTTAGTCATTGCCTTGTTTGCCTGCGTTGCATGGGTGCAGATACCTTTTCTATTGTTAAAAGGTTTGTATTGAGTACAATTGATACACATTGGTACTAATGCCATAGTATTGCCTCCTTAAAATAAGGGGGTTTTTAAGCCCCCCACTGATTAAAGCTGAATTACGCCGATTGTGGTAGTTGTAATCACTGATGCCGTGATAGTTATCTTGCCGGTTGTCTTATCAACAAAAGCGGCTGATTCCAATGGGCCAATGATTGCCAACGATGCCTGCGGAACTGCTATCACAAAGTCTGCTACTGCGGCAATTCCGTTGCCTTTTACAACTGTGATGGTGTTAACTGCTCCTGCCTGTGCATTGTTTATATAAATGCACATTCTTTCGTCTTTGCTTACAACAACGGTCTGTGATAGGGCTATTGCTACAGGTACAAATGCTACACTGCCATTTTTAACACCTAAAGTTTTTGCTACATCTGCCATTTATTTCACTCTCCTCATTTAATAAGGGGGATTTCTCCCCCACTGATTTGTTATACTTCTGTGCCAGCTGCCGCGTCAAACAAGAATACTTCCTTTGGCCTGATTATCTTTGCGCCCCAAACCTGTAGGGACTTGACGGCATCACCGAATCTTCTTTCCGGCCTGTAACCGATTGTCTCGGTCAACTGTGAACCGTAAGCGATTGCGGTTTTTGTCCTTGCTATACACTTATAATAGGTGGAAAATACTATGTTATTGGACTCGCAAAGCTCAATACCGTAGAGGTTTCCAGTTTCGCCATTCTCCAAAACCTTGGTGTTTGCAGTCTCTTTGGCTATTCTGGCAAGTACAAACTTGCTATAAATAGCAGGGGAAATTTCAAGGTAAATTGTTTCGGATGAAGGTACGTTTGCTTCCTTGAACTTCTGCCTTATTGTTGCAAGAAAGTTGATTACATTTGCAGAAGTAACTGGGGCTGTATGCCCATCAATCGTATTCCCTGCGGCAATCTGTGTATACAAGCCGAATATGTACTGGTCAACATCATCGGCCATTCTGATTCCTAACTTTCTCTGCGCTTCCTTCATAACATTTTCGTTTGCCTGAGCCTTGTCAATATCGTCAACTGAAACATGGCAATACCTAGCTTGGTCAATGTCAAGCCACTGCGCTTCATCATTGATCTGGTCGGGTGCGTTGATGTCTGCGTTCTTGGAATATGCATAAGAGGCAACATCACCTACCGTGAGAATCTTGACACGATCACCTTTGGCCTTGATATCACCCTCATAGTCAGAATTACAGTGCTTTGCAGCCACCATAACTTTGTCACGTTCTTTCAATATTCCTGCTGCCCATATTTCCGGGAAAAAATTCTGTACTGACATTTATTTCACTCTCCTTTTTTGTAATAAAAAAGCACTATTTCCAGTGCTTCATTGAGGACGTCAAGCCATCATAATTTGCTTGCATCCATTTCTGACTTCCTTTGTTCTGATCGTATATTTCTTTGGAAATGAAACCTTGCGTTGCTTTCCCAGCCGCTTTTGCACTCCCCGTGGACGCGTTGGCGTTTTTTGCGTTAGCCTGTTGTGTTAACCCATTGGCTTGAATTCCGTCCAACTGCCCACGCAAAGTCGTATTTTCGTAGCGGACATATGCATCAGTAAGGTTTCTACCTGCCTTTACGTCCTGCCATACCGTAAGGGGTACTTCCTCTGGCTTAATGTTGGGATAACTTTCGAGGAAATCCTTATACATGGCGTCAGTTTTGGCTTTTTCTTGTGTCTGCTGTTCTTTTGTCTGATACTGTTCGCGAAATCTCTTACCTTCGAGCAGTTCATTGACAACTTCATCAGGCACATTGGCATACTGACTTCTGATTTTCTCCGCTATTTCCTGTTCCTTTAAAGCAACCTTGTATTCAGCTTCGGTTTTGATGGGCTTGCCGTTCCATTCGTAATTTTGTTCAGCATAAAAAGAATCTCTGGCGTTTTGAGCGATTGACACCCTTTCTTTCTCAAAGGAGCCTTTCTCCCTCTCCAAACGTTTTGCGATAATGGCATCAACATCTGCTTGCTTGAACGTTCTTTCCTGCTGGGCTTCTGTTGGCTGTGTGACTTGGTTGGTGTCTACCGTTGGTTCCACCGTTTCAGTCATAGGCTGCTGTACTTCACCGTCTGTCGTAGCGGTGCCCATAAATTCATCCGACATAATATACCTCCTAATGTTTAAAGTCCTTAGTGGACTATAAAATTTGTGAATCCGAGTTTTCAACTAGCCTGAAAACAAGTAAAAGGGCATGAAAAAAGACACCTTGTGAGTGCCTAACTTGTTTTTTATTTCTTTTTGGCAAAGTATTCCTTCGATATTACATTGTCTGCCCATACCACGAGATAAACTCCAATGCCGATTTTCCATCCTAGGACTATAAAGGCAATTGCCATTAATATAGCCCATATTACTGCGGAAACAATTACGCCATTTTTATCTTTCATCTTTTTCTTTCTCCCTCAATTAACTTTATTTCTTACAGTTGCCGCCACTTTAAGCGGGTGGTTCAGGTCTGTACCGCAGTAGTTGGCGCACTTTGGATTTATGCAAACCATTGTCAATTCGCTGTATACGTCTATACTTCCAACTTCTGTAGTAAATTTGCTATTACTGACCATTAGCGGGTTGTGGCACTGTGGGCACTCCATTTATTTCACCTTCAATCTTTTTTAAATCTTCATTCCACCCATTGAATTCCGGATCTATCGAATAATCATCACCATACATCCTGAAATCACTGATTGTCGAAAAAATACTATTGATTAAATCTTTATATTGCTTACACAGTGGGCACTCCATTACCTCCACCTCCGTTCACTGGTTTTAACGCTTGCTGAGTGGCTTGGTTCTGCACTATTGCTTGCGGACTTGTTTGTATTCCTGCTTGTGCAAGCATCTGAACCTGAGCCTCAGGAGGGATGTCTTTATACGATATGCTCTCACTTGGAGTTTTGGCTGTTTCCTGCTTAGGCTGTGCTGCCTGCGGCTGTTGGGCTGGGCTCTGCTGTATCAATGCCTTAACTTGCTGTTCATATTGTGCAGGGTCATTCTGCTTCAACAAATCAAGTTGTTTCAACGTTTCGGGTGGCAGAGTGTCAACAAATCTTGCCATGAGTTCATACATCAACTGCTTTTCTGTTTCCCTCTGTGCTGTTTCCTTTGATTCCCTATCATCAATCAAGCCTTGCCTATCTGGTATCAAGCCATTTGATAGACGTTTGAGGTATTCAATGAAGGTTATTCTGTCTGCCATGAGCAGATTGTCAAGCGTTTGTGCTGCCGACGCCTCATTCCATTGGGTGCTAGGCCCTACGTCAATCTTCAACTTCAATTTCATTTTTTGTAGGATTGTTGCATCGAATGGAACGACTTGTTTGACATTGTCTTTTGTAATTTCCAACATTCTTTTTGGATATTCGGCATATTTTGACACGAAGAAGTCAAGTTCTATCAAACCAATATCTTCGTCATATTTGTAGAATCTTCGCCTGATGCTGTTCAACGGTACGGCTGTAGCTCTTTGCAGCACCTGTATTGCTGATGTGTTTGTAGGACTTGCCTCACCTAATGCCGCGTCATTCGCTCCTGCCATATCCTTTGTAATTTGGATGAACCACTCCATAAACTGCATAACTGCCCCAGATATTTGGGCAGGTTGCATGTATGCCGCTGCTCCGTTAACTCCCCCTGCATCTGAACCGTTAACAGGAATTGCCTTTGACAGGTCATTATTCCATGCATTTATACGAATTTTGTCATAAATTACCCTTGGAAAGCCGTGTAATTTAATCCACAAAGCCATCATGGCGGCTTGCTGGTTAATCATAATCTGGTTGGAAATTAGTCCTGTAGCCTCTGCTTCGCCATGCGCTGAACCTTTGCGTTTATACCAGTTCATTAATGCCACGGGGTATCTGTGAAGGTCTGTGTCCCATTTGGGGCGGGTAGTTACGGCACGTGTTGACCTTTTCGCCATGATGTGATGAATGACTGATTTGATATATTTTTTCCCTGTAACGGGGTCAGTCTCTTCAATTTTTTCTGGTTCATCCCACATTTCAAGCAAGACAATACACTTGCCATCCTCGCCATCTGCTTCAAGTTCAGTCTTCGCCCTGTCCCCTGCTTGGTTTTGCGTCTCACCGTCGGCAGTAATATTCTTTAGGTCTTGTTCGCTTGCACCGTTTTCCTTGGCTTCCTCGCGGACGTCTGAAACCTGTCTGCGGAAAGCCAGGATAATATAAGGTTGAACAGGGCCGTATGCATCGTTGATTTCGTCAGTGTTTGGGTCTCCGGGAAAATAATTAACATTGTCAATCAATTCCCCATTTATATCGCCCTTCTGACCATTTCCGGCATCAACTTTGTCATTCCAGTACCAAAAACTGACCATATCCCCTGACAATGCGGCATCAAGCAGGCCGTCCTCGTTCATGGAATCAACTTTAAGATTCTCCCATAAAGTTTTTGAGTAGCCTGTCAATATGCTTGCAACTTGGCGGTATAGCGTGTCTTGCTCATTTTCTGTGGTATCGTCTATGCCATCTGCCGAGAACTGCATAGTAATTGTGTCTGACATAATAGCAGATATTTTATAGTCGATTATCCGCTTTATGACGTTTAAAACAGGGGTTGGCAGGCCATTTGCCTTAATGCCCTCCCACTGCTTAGCTGCATAAAAACGTTCATTTTTGTCGACTATTGGCAGAAGGTTTATCTTGCTTTTGAAATTAAGACCTCTTTGGTATCTGTCCCATGACTTGGTATTTTCCATTTACTCACCATCCTTTTTTGGGCAATAAAAAAAGAACCAAACTGAATGAAATTAATCACTCAATCTGGCTCTCGAAGGGGCTCTAATGTTTATGGGGTTATTTTATTAATTATGTGCTTTATACCACCCGTGTTGTAGAAACTTATAAAGTCGGTTAAAGGCCTTGGCTTTGGTAAATCCTTGTGTTTCTGTATATATTCTTCTACTGATTTATCATCAAATTTTCTTCCAAAATGTTGAAGTATAAATCTTATTTCCTCTTTATCATTAAAGTCCATTCTTGACACTCTCCTTATACTTTATTGGTGTTCAACACGTACCCTTTATATTTCTTTCTGCCATTTGTGTTATGGCTTCCTTAAAAGATAGTTCAACATGTTCCCCTTTATTTATTTCCTTGCACCTTGGACATTTTATGTCATACTTTCCTTCAATCCAGCCCAACATTTTGTTGCACTTCTTACACCGTATTTCCTTCACCCTCATTCCTCCTTTGGCAAGTTGCCGTCGTATGACATAATGGCTGCCAAACCTTCATCGTAGGCTTTGCTTGCCTTTATCTGTTCTTTATTCTCAACTATTTCAGAAGCGTATTCGTCCATAGTTTTAATGGGTTTAGGTTCAACAAAGGCTATTGGCTTGACTTGTGCCATGGATATGCCATCTTGTAAGCCTTTACGATAGTTGTTCAAGGCTTCTGCGCGTGTGGAGTCAAGGAAGTTGGTTAATTTTTCTGTGACTTCATTTATTCTTTCTTGATAATCTCTTCCGCGGTCAAGAGATGCCCTTATATTATGTTCGTACTTGGTTTTGTACTCTTCTTTTTCGGCGGCTAACTTTAACATTATCACGCATAAAAAAAGCACTACGCTGAGTGCTACTGATATAATTGCTATTAACATGGCGTTACCTTCCTTTTTAATTCTTCAATACATCTATCCCACATAGTATCCATGGTATTCTCACTCTCTGGGCATATTTTTATTTCTTTTGGCTGTCTGTGCTTAACCTCGAGATACGAAACACCAACTATTAATTCTTTGCCGCAATAAGGGCAGTATTTAAACTTTGTTTTACTGCGAAATTTGCCATGTTCCTCACAATAAACTTTTACACATTTTCTCATGTTTTTCATGCCGGTACCTCCTTAATATGATCTAAAATAATCTTCATCAGGTACACTGCCGAAATATGACGATTCACTTTTGTTTCTGCCCCAAAAGTCGTCTTGCTCTAACGGTTCTGGTAAGTCTGCTGTCTGGAAGTATAACCAATTTAAGGCCTGGCTCCCTGCGTCACATTCGTCATCCCTTTGGACTTTTTTATCAGGCTTAAAGGCTGCACACTGCTCAATAATGTCATTCGCCCACAGGCAAGGTTCATATATGCCCGGCGAAGTCTCTATCCTATCGGGAATATAAACGTTTCCTGCAACCCATAACGGGAGCACCATGCTAACTCTTTCTGCTTTGCTTTTTGTACCGGGATTAACAGGTATCAAGCCGCTTATTCTATCCCTCAATATTCGCATTGCCGCCGGGCCGTTTGCTTTGTCCTCAATCAACTTTGCCATGCCGTCAGGGTGTTTGGCTGAAAGCCTTGTTATGCCCTTCATCGTCTCAACAATGTCCATCCTACCGCCTATGTGGTCAACCATGTAGTAGTTTGCTCCACGTTTGCCCCACACTTGTCCCGCAACGGGGTCAGCGGTATCTTTTAAGGCGCAATCCCATGATTGTATTTTAACAGGGAAGTAACCTGATTTCTGCATTTCCAAAGTTAGTGTGAAACGTTTCCAATAATCACGCTTTATCATGTTTCCTTCTACCGATGAAGGCCTTTGCTGATACAAGGCGTTCCACGCTCTTACACCGCCCTCCATGGGGTCACTTTCATATGACTTCTTCTTCTTTAATAGCCATGCAATATCTTTTCCCGCTTCAGGGAGAAGTGCTTCGCCGACTTTTCTACCTATTTCCGGCTCGTCAAACTCTGCGATTGCAGGAAACTTGATTTCAAACCATTTATCAGGTTCGTTTTGAAGCAAGTAACCTATTAAATCATCTTCATTCCAACGAGTGTGTACGACTACATATTTACATTTTGCAGATGCTCTTGTTTGAATAGTATTCAGCCATTCACTTATAATAAACTGTTGATAGCTTGCACTGTCAGCTTCTTGGCGATTTTTGTAAGGATCATCAATGATTATCAGGTCACCGGGATTGCCTGTTATTGCTCCACCGATACCACGGCTTATCATACCACCATTAGTTTTATCAATTTCAAAGTCCAATGCAGCAGATGAAACCGAGGATAGTTTAAATTCATGTGTCACTTTCCCTTTATCGTCTGCCTGATTGAATATCGCTCCGAATTCTTCAACCTTTTGCTTATTCCTTCGCCCGAACTTGACCGCCAAATCTTCACCATATGCAAGTAGAATGGCATGGTCGAAAGGATTCTTGCCGAGGTAGTAAGATGGCAATGTCGAAGTTACAACCTCCGTCTTGCCTGTCTGTGGAGGTTGTGAGAGGCATATGCCCTCATACGGTATACCTTCTTCGTTCAGCAGTTCATTATTCAGCAGCTTATCAATACAATCGCATGTATACTCTTGGAATCTAGCAAGTTTAAACTTTTTATCGTATCTGTGTGTGAATGTTACATATGAGGCATAGTTTTCCTTAGCTTTTAGCGGAAGGATTTTGGCTGTCAGTTCTGCTTGCTTCTTTATGGTTTCCTCATACTCTGCTAAAAGTTTGAGCTTTTCTTTTGGTGTCATGGTATCACCTACCTATAACTTTCCATTCTTCTTCACCGTTTTCATCTTCACCTAATGATTCTATAACATTTATAGAGATATCCAGACACCTAGTTAACCAGCAATGTATAGCATCATCAATATAAATATCTCCATCCATTGGCTTACTCTTGGCAGCACATAATATCCTGCCGCTATTCCTTACTCTTAAAGCCATACCTTTTCATCTGCTCTCTTGGTACTTTATCATTGCGCAACGGGTCATCGTATGCCCTATATCATCCTCGCCTTGCTTGCCTGTGAAGTAGTCGTATACATGCCGCATGATATGGTCAATGTGCTCCTTTACAGTTAGACCCTTCCATTCGTCGGTAGGGTGGTCTTTCTCACCGTCTAACATTACCCGTAGAACGGTGTCATGGGCTATCTGGGCTAACTTCTCATAGTCAGGGTTCGTGCCATCATCCCACAATAGAGGAAATTCATCAGCCCCACTAACTCGGCTTTCTAACTCCATAATCTTCATATATCCTCCTAATCAATATTTACATGCTTCATAATCTTCTCCGTTATCAGATAGCACGGAACATAAATAAGAATAACCGAAGCAGCAAATCCCATAAAGCCGTTTGATGTTTTTATAAATCCGTACCATGCCAGTAAGGAATACAATGTAACTAGCAAAGCTGCAATTAGCAGCCATATCAAACCTTTTAAAACAATCTTCATATACCCTCCTAAATTCCCATCCTCAGATGCTCAACTTTTAGCATCCATCTGTCCAGTACACGTTGTATGTGTATAGCTTTGATTCTGTTGCCATTGGAATACTCTTCTAATCTCCATAGCATTAAATCTGCTCTTTCATCTGAACCCATAGTGTTTCCTCCTTAAATCCTCTATACCGCCAGAAGCATTCATACTTCACAGCAACCGATAACTTTTAGGCTGCGGTATGAGGGAATGATTAAACTTTGTTGGTTTTCATTCTATTGAATATTTTAAACACGGTGATATTTGAGGGGCTAATTATTTTGTCTGTAGCCCACTCTTTATAGCCTTTGCCCTTCCACCATATAAGTTTACAGTCTGATATGTCTATTTCAACTTTTAGAATTACATATACATCCCAATGTGCTATACCCTCAGCCATGATTTTTATATATTTGAGACTGTTTGTTATGTAGGTCTTTTTGTCATGGTTGGTCATTAACCCATTTTTATTGCAACTAGGGATTATGCCGTTCCTCAGTATTGATAGTAAATTATCAATGTTGGTTACATGGTACATGCGTTTACCACCTTGCCCATTTGCTTTTTCTGAACAAGTCATACACTGTTTTATTAATCTTGTCACCCATGACCACCACGTACGGATTTACAATAAAGACTTTGCCCTCGATAGTGGAGGCTTCAACAATCAGGCCCACTTTTATTAACCGATATATTGAACGTTTGATAGTCGGTTCAGACAACTTTAAATCACTCTGCAAGTTGCCACGTGTTATTAGTTTGCCATTAGGATATTTTGCAACATTGCTTATGTACCGCAGGTTCACAGCCAAATGCATGAACAGTATTAACTCTGATGCAGACAATCCGCAATCAACTATCAAGGGGATGACTTTATGATATAACTTTGTGAATGTCTCACCCTTGGGTGCACTCTCTAACTCATGTATAGCTTCCGAACTTGTGGCGCGGACAATTCTGTCACCGTCATATAACTCTGTAACTACTTCACCTGTGATAGTGTCAATAACAACCTTAGCCATATCATTACCTCGTTTAGATCAAATTTGATACGAAAACAAAGAAAAACGGATCATTTTTGATACGTTTTCATAATGTCTTTCAAACCACTATTATCAATGCTTTGAGTGCTGTTTTAAGGCGTTCTATTCCTCTTTATCTATTAATTACTTTATTTAACCCCTTATAACCGCCCCGCAGGGAGGAATCCGAAGGACGGTAGGGGAATATAGAATAGTGGGAGGGATTCGAACCCAACGGCAGCCTAAACATTCGGAAAGCATAACAACGTAAAGTGTTATTACTTTGACCTCGCCAACGGTCTAGCCACTATTAAATATTTACATTTGGTGGGTAGGGAAGGGCTCGAACCTTCAAGCACATGTATGCAACTGATTTACAGCCAGCGTCCTTACCATTTGGATACCTGCCCATGGTTACAAGATTTACATTTATTGGATAGAAAATTGTTTAGTTGAAAATCAGTCGCTTCAATTATTGTGTATGCAATTGCGATAATACCAAACAACATACAGAGCACAAATAATAATGTCATAAGTTACCAACTCCTTTTATTTATTGAGAAAATGATGAGAATTTCCGAGAGCCTGTGTATACTACCCCCACCCCCATCACTTATGCCCATAGGGGAGTACCCCCCCCATACACTTTACATATATAATATAATACTTGTAGTGACATCATTACATCATACTATAACACTACAGTCAGCAGCAGCACAGCATATACTATACTCTTATTACACGAAACTTTAATTATGTGTAATATGGCATCTACTCTATGTGCTCAAACCCTACTCCTAGCTGTAGTTCAAGGGCTTTGCGCTTCTCTGCTATCTGTGCCAGGTCTGCTTCTAACTGTGGTAATTGGAAGTTATTGATGATAATATGACTGTTTTCGATACGATTCTCAGGCTGCCAGTGCTCACTATCTCTATTAATAAGATGGAACTTCTGTGCGTTGACATCACCTGGAACATGCTTAGTGACTGTCTTTGTAAGCTTGTCAGCCTCAGTTGTAGTCTCTTCATAGTCATAACCTATTGCCCGTTTGAACACTGCATTGACAACAAGACAGTTGCGTTTATCCTGCGCCTGTATATAAAGGTCACTTAACTCATGCTGTGCTGCCTTATACTTAGTTAAGGTGTTATAATGGATCCCTAACTTCTCAGCTATGGAGTAATCATTCATACCCTCTGACTTCCATTTCAGTATGTCTTGTAGCCTTGGTTCAACTAAAGCAACGTACTTATCAGTCTTCTCTCTGTCTGTTGCCTCTATGGCTGTTGTAGTCTCTTGTGTTGCTATCTCATTGTCCAACATCTTTGAACCACCTACTTATCTCATCTGATAACTGTTTTTGTGTTTCCTCATATAAGTGTTTGATTTCCTTTGACCCTAGGCGAAAATATTCTTTGATCTCTTCGGGGGTCATTAGCTTATCAATGGTGCGTATTGATGTATCTATGTTAATCACCTCATTGCTAATAACATTTCTCTTTGCTTTGTTACATTTAAAATAGCTTCTTCTAAATTATCATAGTTCTTTTGGAATACATTCTTTTTCTTATACCTTAGCTGCGCTTTCCTAAACATAATAAAAGGATGGTGAGCGAAACCATCCTATCAGCCTTGCAAAGCTGTATTATTCTTTTGTTTCATAGTTAATATAGTCTAGTTCTCCGTCAATCAACTGTACGCACGTATTACAAGGTTTTTCGTCTGTTTTTTTAGATTCATGCTTGCAAGTATCGCATAAAGATTCTGACATAAATTTACACCTACACTTTCACATTATTTATATATCATCCCTCAGCTTTACTTTAATCTCTATCTTGCTGTTCAGTGCTACTAACCTGATATACTCGCTTATACTCAGCCCGTAGCTTGCTGCTTTCTGCTCTATCTGCCTGTGCTCTTGTGCTGTACATCTTATTGTTATGCTTGATTGGCCTTGTTTGCTGGAGGGCATTTATGCAACACCCCTTAAATTTTCAGTTGTCCATCCTTTTATCCATGATTTCAAATATGGGATTCCTTCTCCTACTTGCGCGCCTTTAAGGTAAATATTTAAAAATAATGTATCACTTGCTGGTATGCACTTTTTGCCGTCTTTAAATGCTTTCGCTCCCAACCCATAAGCCATGTCCTTTAATAATCTGCTCATCTTTTATATCCCCTCTCAACGTTTAATAATGCTATTGTACCGCAACATTTAGTACATGTCAAGGGGTTTATTAAACTTATTTTGTAAGCTCTCTTACTGCTATATCCATAATAATCACCTAATATTCTAACAGTCTACCTTCACCTGATGCATACCATGTCTCACACTGTTCGGATGTCATCTTGCCCCATTTGCACATATCTAAGGCTGCTTTA